CGGCTAGCCCCTAAAATGACCGATTTATTGGTTGTTAAAGGAAGTAAGGCGCCAGGTTAGTCTAATAAGTATACCTACCAAGGTATACTAACTACAAGGAGGTCTTATGTATTTCGATCGAACACGTTCTCGAGCAGGTTCAACCCCTACTGAATGTATGAGCTATGCTCATACACCATATGGAGGTGTTGAATCAGCTAAATATGTCTACGGCTCCGGCCAAGGATATGTTGGCACTAACGAATCAATTTCAGATTGCCGCCACCCTGGTTATGCCAATGCTATTAAGCACGGGGCCATTGTGATGGGCGATCTGTTGATTCTGAAGTCGTCGAGAACGTGCACACCAGCGAACTTCTCGTATGGTCCTTATGACAATCCCCCGAGTCATTGGGGGACGGAAAGGGCCTGGGGAGATCTCGCAGTGTGGATCGAAAGTCGAATCACCTATCCGACCTACATTACCAACGATGTAAGTCAAGGTAGAGATGGAGTTCTCATAGCGGCGTATGCCAAAATGAATGAACCTCCCATCCTGGTTGGAGAGATTCTTGGCGATCTTGCCAAGACTCTTCAAATGATTCGGAGACCTATGGGTTCGGCAGCTAAACTCCTCACGAAAATGATTGAGGTTAAACGCTACCGTCTCAGAAAGAAGGCCGCCGGTTCTGTTGCAAAAGTCACAGCAGATGTGTGGCTAGAGTACAGATACGGTTGGAAGCCGATCATCGGGGATACAGCTACGGCTATATCTGAGTTTGAAAAAGCTCACCCCGTTAGGAAGCAACGCCTTGTAGCCAGGTCACAGAAACCGTTCACGGTTAGTAAGTCGTGGACGGAACAAGTGGCAGGTGGTATACCGCGTTGTGATGCGGTTACCTGTAACGTTCATTACACTGGTAATGGGCGAGCTTGCGGAGGTGTCATCTACGAAGTAGATGTGAAATCAACGCCAGAACAAATAGCAGCTAGCTTAGGTCTAGGAATAGACCAATTGCCAAGTACTATCTGGGAGTTGATACCTCTGTCATTCGTTGTCGATTGGTTCGTTAACGTTGGAAAATGGATTCAGGCTTCAGTGCCTGCGATAGGACAAACAGTCCTAGCCGCTTGGGTTACCACGGTTGTTGAAGAAACTAAGAGTTTATCCTTAGCGACCCATACAACTCTTGGACCCGACGGTTCCAATCCTTCGCGTACGTGGGACGGTTATGGTGGTGGTTCTGAAACTACAACTACTACTGTTACTCGTGACACACGACCAGCTTTATCGGCAACCCCAAAACTGAATCCGGTCTTTCCAGGCCTGATTCATTCTGTCGACGCTTTAAGTCTGTTAGCTCAAGGAATAGTCCGTGGGCTACATGACTTTAAGCGTTAAGACGAAGGAGATTTACCTATGGGACTGAAAACAATGTCCTTACTTGCCGGTACCACAGTAAGTGCGTCAGGCGGAACTGCCCAAGTCTTTGCCAGTGATGGCCAGACTATTGCAAACGGTCTTCATCTTGTAGTCCCAGCAGATACGGACTACCAAACACGACGTCAAGCGACGGCTAAGTATAAGCCGCCTACCTTGGACTCGAAGACCGGCGTTTACGGGAAAGATAAGAAGAGCATTTCATATGCTTTTCCTATGGTCCTGGCGGATGGTAAAGTAGTTTTTAATACCGTCCGTGTAGAACGCGAAGTTCACCCGTCCATGACAGCCGCTGCAGCTCTCGAATTGAACAAAATCGGAGCTCAGTTGCTGACAGACACGGATGCGGTGGATTTCTGGGCTGTTGGTGCGTTAGATTAATGCGCGCCTTCAGGTTGTATCACCTCTAACAAAAACATAGGAAGGTGACAAATGGGCAAACCCCGAAAAATCGTGGAAAAACAACATTCCACAGACCTGATGATGCTAAATGTGGCATCATCCCTTGTCAGGGACTTCCAAACTGATCTCAACGATTTGGACTTTTGCAGTGATCTTCAGCGTTTTCATACGACTGGAGACATTGCCCAAATTCGAGGGTCAGAAACTGCGGTGATCGACGGGATGGCTGTGCCTCGTTACAAAAGGGCCTACCAGATCGCATCACTTATGAAGAGGTATAGATTCAGTGATGATATCTATAGCGATCAAGAGTTAGCGGATAAAGCCATATTAGGCTTCCGCAACACTCAAGATCGACTCCGGCTTATTGACTTTGACAAAATGAGTTCGCAATCTCAAATTGTCTTAGATCTTGCCGCGAGTTACATCGCCAGAGTATTAGGCGAGTACACCGATGAAGAACATCGGAACCTTAGCAGGTTTGGAAGAAAGGCATCGGTAGGAGTTCCTGCTCGTAAGGCTTGTTTAGCTGAACGGTGGGAGCTACCTATTTCCGGTTCCTTGGACCAGATAGCTTGGTTTGACTCAGAGATGAGTCAAGACGTTGATGTCCAGAATTACTGGGCACAGCAGAAAGGCAGTGATCCTGAAAAGCGATCCACCTACCAGGTTGTCGATTCCTTGACGCTGGCGCTAGTCCCGAAAACGTTTAAATCGTTACGCGCAATCATGCCGAATACCACAATAGGCTCATACATGAGCCAGGGTTTAGGTGCGATGATGCGAAAACGACTGAAACGGGAGGGCTATGATATTTCGACGCTTCAAATGCGTCATCAGTCATTAGCTCGATCTGCTTCATGCACTGGTTTAAGTGCTACAACAGATCTGTCAAGTGCCTCAGATTCGATTACTGAGACCTTGGTGAAGCGACTTTTCCCACCTGATTGGGTTCAGATTCTTGAACTTTCTCGGATTAAGAAAGTCGTTCTACCCGATAATTCTGAGTGCAATTCTGTAACTTATTGCACAATGGGTATTGGGTACACATTCCCGCTTCAAACGTTGGTCTTCCTAGGCCTCTTAAAAGCAATTCAAGCGTTGCATTTTGATCGCTTGGATCGACGAACAATTTCTGTATACGGTGATGACATGATCTATGCCACCCGTATGCACGAGTTTGTTGTTCGTCATTTTGAGGAAATTGGATTCGTGATCAATCTTGATAAGACCTTTCACGAAGGCAATTTTAGGGAGTCCTGTGGTGGAGATTACTACCACGGGGTGGACGTACGGCCATTCTCACCAAAGAGTGGCTCGGCATTACTAGGCAACAAAGCCTATGAAGCCATGCTCTACAAGTTTATCAACGGTCTGTTGATGCGCTGGAATGAGTATGAAATCAGTTGGACATTGCACTACCTAGCTCAGGAGGTTCAAAGGGTCGCAGCTAAAGTTAAGCTGGTCCCGGTGGATTTCCCTGATGACTCAGGGGTGAAGTGTTCGTCAGGCATGGTCTATAAGTTTTTAGATCATGTTCGTATCGCGAAACCAATAAGTATTGGGCATGGCGTATACCGATTTTCGTATCTCAGATTTATTACTGATCTACGAAAGGAGGAACGTCATGAGCCGTACTACTGGTACACGTTACGTCGACGTGATGGTAATGATGATGATCGTAGTCTTTTCGATCATAGTCATCCATCAAAGTTGGTGACTCCTCCAACATTTTACCAATCTATGATTAATAGATTTGTAGGTGTTGAACAGGAGAGCGAATATCTTCTTATACAAAAAGAAGATATACCGATGAAGATGTTCCGAGGAATATCGGGACATCGCTTCCGCCGAAGTTCTACTTATGTGACGATTAGCCACACAGGTAGGTACAAGCGTCG